GTCAAAAAACCCTCCCCGTTTAGTTATATGCGACAGACGACCACACAACGCGGCTATGGGACTCGCCACCAGCGTGAGCGCAAGGCTTGGAAGCCACTGGTCGAACGCGGCGAAGTCTGCTGTGCCAGATGCGGAAGACCAATCCTTCCGGGCTCCCGCTGGCATCTCGGTCATGACCATCTGAATGGCGGATACGTTGGCCCCGAACACGCTCGTTGCAACCTCAGAGACCGAAACCGCCGTCATCGACGCCCCAAGAGAGCCAGAGTTTGGTGATCGCAGGCCGCGCATCTGCTGGATTCCCGAGCACGACTACTCGATAGGCCCACGCGCGGTCGCGTTCTGCAAAGAAGTCGGACTCACGCTCGATGACTGGCAAGAGGCGATCCTCAGTGCCAGCTTGAACGAAGCCGGGGATCAATGGGCCGCGCGAGAGGTTGGCGTTGTCCTTCCGAGGCAGAATGGCAAGAACGAGATCCTGCTCGCCCGCCAGCTCGTGGGTCTCTACCTGCTCAACGAGCGGCTGATCGTCCACTCGGCCCACCAATGGGATACGAGCATGGAGGCCTTTAGCCGCCTGCGGGATGTCATCGAAGACTCCCCCAAACTGATGGCGTCGGTCGCTCGTAAAGGGATCTCGACCTCGCACGGCTCCGAGGGCATCACGCTCGAGAACGGGCAGCGGATTCGCTTTCGCACCCGAACTGGCGGCGGCGGTCGAGGCTTCACGATCGACTGCTTCATGTTCGATGAGAGCATGTATCTGGCCGAGATGTTCTATGCGGCCCTGCGACCAACCCTTCTCGCAAGACCGAACACGCAAATCTGGCTGGTGGGTTCAGCGGTGGACAAGGAGGTCCACGAACACGGGGTGGTTCTCGCAAGGATGCGCGAGGCTGGTATCTCCCAAGCGGAGGAAACCCTCTACTTCGAGTACTCGATGGAGGGGGACAACCCGGACCTCGTTCCCGACCATCTCCTCGAAGACCCGATCGAACTCCGAAAGGCGAACCCGGCGCTGGACAGACGGATCGACCTGAAGAACCTGCTCTCGGCCAAGCGCTCGATGTCGGCCCGTGGCTTCAAGGTCGAGTGCGGCGGCATCGGAGATTGGCCGCGCACGGACGGTCTCGAGGGTGTGGTCATAACCCCCGAAGCATGGGAAGGGTGCCTTGATCCAGATTCGACGGTCCCGGGGCGCGTGTGCTTCGCCGTGGACAGCGACCCGATCGGTGCCCGGAGTGCGATCTGCATGGCGGGCTTCCGCGCAGACGGGCTGGCGCATGTGGCTGTGGTGGAGTCCCGCAAGGGCACGGGCTGGCTCGTTGAGAAACTCGCGGAGCTCGTGGCGGAGCACAAACCCGTCTCAGTCGTGCTGGACGGAATGAGCGGAGCGTTCGCCGAGGCGCCGGCGCTCACCGAAGCCCTGGAAAACAGAGGGCTCCTCGCCTACCTGAAGGAGCCCGAAGTCACGGTCCTAGGCTCTCGGGAGCACGGGCAGGCCTGCGGCATGTTCCTCAATGCCGTGCAGGAGAGGACCCTTCGCCATATCGGCCAGCCCGAGGTCGATGAGGCCCTCCGCGGCGCGGCCAAGAGCAACATGACCGACGCCTGGAAATGGAGCCGCAAAGACTCCACGGTCAACATCACCCCCCTCGTGGGTTGCACCCTTGCTCACTGGGCGATCCAGACCGCAGACTTCGGGGAACCTCACGTCTATTAGGGTTTGAGCTGTGCTCGACATCGAGCGCAGTAGACGTAACCCCTCTGCTTTGGCTTGCAACCCATCAACCAGCAGCGTGGCCTTATATGCAGCCGTCGCCACACCCTCTTTGACAGCGATCCTTGATATGAGCTATCGCTCATGGGGTCCTTTCGTTAGGCTGCAAAGGCTTCGTGAGTTCGCGTTCGTCTTCTAAACGATCCCTTAGACTGCGAAATCTGTCGTAGCTGAGTTTTCCTCGAAGGACTTCCCCCCGCACGCGGTTGTAGAAGTTCGCCTCGGGCCGTCCGCTGGCTCGCCGCGCTAGGTCGAAGTACGTCGTGATGGGTGTCTGGCAGCAAAGTTCCCACCAGTCACTCAGTTCAAACTCGTGGGCCAAGTAGTTCACTAGGCCACGCGCGCCGCCAGGAGGCATCTGTCTCTCTGGAGGAATGTAGCTGCGGTCCTTTTCGACCATGGCTGGAGTCTACGCCTCCAAGCCCCCTAGAGGAGGCCCCGTGTTCGAGAAAAGCCCGATCGGAGCGCTCAAACGTCTCGGCGCCCTCAGGGAGCTGGAAAAGCGCGGAGCCAACCCCTACCTCGAATGGGGCACAACGGCACCGCCGCCTCCGGGAAGCGTTGGAGGAACGGTCGGCGGGATCTCGGTCACGACCGAATCCGCCACCCAGATCGCGGCGGTCTACGGCTGCGTTAGCCTCCTAGCCGACTCGGTTGCATCGCTCCCCCTCAGAGCGCTGGATAAGCCGGCCAACCAGATCGACGCCAAGGAGATCGACCTACCACCGCTCCTCGAGAATCCCTACGAGCTGATCTCCCCCACCGACTGGTGGGTGGGCTTCATCTGGGCGCTGGCGCTCAGGGGCAACTACTTCGGCCAGATCGTGGAACGGGACGGCCTCGGTTACCCGACTCAGATCATGCCTGTGAACCCGGATATCGTGCGCCCGCAGGTCGAAGCCAATGGCGAAGTCCACTGGCTCTATGCGGGCAAAGAGATCCCGGACGATGACGTGTTCCATGTCCGCTACCAGTCGATGCCCGGACACCTGCTGGGCCTGAACCCGATTCAGGTCATGCGCTACAGCTTCGGACTGGGCCATGCACTCGACATCCACGCCGAGAAATTCTTCGAGAACTCCTCAGCTCCCGCTGGCGTGATCCAGACCAAGCGGGAACTGAACGAGGACTCCGCGAACAAAATGAAAGCTTCCTGGGACTCCAAATTCCAGGGCCTGACCAACTCGTCCAAAGTGGCGATCTTGGACAATGAGTCCGAATTCAAGCCGATCTCCCTCAACGCAGCGGACCAGCAGCTCCTCGAAAGCCGCAAATACTCCGCAGAGGAAATCTCAGGCATCGTCTTTCGCATCCCACCCCACATGGTGGGCCTGAACGAACGCTCCACATCTTTCGGCAGAGGCATTGAGCAGCAGGAGCGCGGCTTCGTAGCCAACACCCTCTCCGGCTACCTGTGCAGGGGCGAACGCGCCATGACGGCCCTGCTCCCGGAGGGCAAGTACGCGAACTTTGACGTGAGTCACCGCATCAGGGGCTCAGAACTCGAACGCGCTCAGACCGCGTCCTTCCTCATGCTCGCCGGAGTCTTCACGCCCAACGAGTCCCGCGGGCGGTTCTTCGACATGCCCGCACTGCCGGACGGCGATGAGCTGTCGCTGCCACAAAACACGGAATTGCTCGAACAGGCCCTCGAGGCCCTCAAGAAATCCGAAAAGGAAAAGGAAGAACCGGACCAGCCGCCTCAGATGGTCATGCCCGGAATGCCACCGCCTGCCACCAACGGCAAAGGCAAGAAGCAGAACGTCCCAGTCCCGACCAAGTAGGTGCCCATGACTGACGAGAGCGAGCCGCGGCGAGACTTCAGCCAAGCCGAACGGGACAAGATGGCCAAAGCCGGAACGGCGCTTCCAGATGGCTCATTCCCGATAGCCAATGTCTCAGACCTCAAAAACGCCATCTCGGCCTACGGGCGAGCGGGCAACAAAGCCGCAGCGAAGGCTCATATCATCAAGCGGGCCAAGGCCCTCGGACGCTCTGACCTCATCCCGGAAGAGTGGCGGGCCTTCGAACCCGGAGAGCCTGACGCGGACAACATGGGCGGCCCAGACGACGGAGACTCGGACACCTGCTCAACCTGCGGCGGAAGCGGGGAAACGGATATGGGCCAATGCCCGGACTGTCAGGGCTCGGGGTCTCCCAAAGGCGAAAGCATGATGGGTGGGCCAACGGAAGGAAACAGCGCCATAGACGACGCAGAACGGCGCGCTAACGCCCCGGACCGGCTCAGAGGCACAATCGAGCGCCGCAGCTTCTCCACGGATGGAGCGGAGATCAGAAGCACCGCAGACGGCGGATTGAGGTTCTCGGGCTACGCAAGCACCACAGAAACTCCCTACACAGTCGGTGGCTTCGAGGAGACCTTCGCCAAGGGAGCCTTCAAGCGCTGCCTGAACAGCGAACCGGATGTCTGCTTCCTGGTCAACCACGAGGGCCTGCCGCTGGCCCGCACGACCTCGGGGACGCTGACACTAACCGAAGACTCCAGAGGGCTGAAGGTGGACGCCGATCTGGACCCGAGCGACCCGGATGTGCAGGCGATCCTGCCGAAGATGAAGCGGGGTGACCTGACCGAAATGAGTTTCGCCTTCAAGGCCACCGATGATGAGTGGTCTGACCGCGACACCAAACGACTCGTTCGCAGCGCAACGATCCACAAAGGCGACGTATCCGTAGTAACCCGAGGGGCAAATGGGGCAACCTACGGCTCCATCAGAGCGCTGGTGGAGGACTTCGAGCAGCGGGCAGGCAAACAGAACTCCAAGAAGGACCGCACTGAAATCGAGGAGGCCATCGAGAAACTCAAAGGCCTGCTGGCCAAGGAAGAAACGCAGGCTGAGGCTGAGGTTCAGGCTCAGACAGAAGGCGAACTGAAAATCAGCGTCCTTCGCTCAGAGCTGGACGTGGCAAGAGCCAAGCGGGCGCGACTCGGGAGGACGGCATGACTGAGCTGATGGAGGCACCTGAGCTCATGGAGGACCGGGGCATCGAAACGGCTGAGATGGACGCCAAACGCACCCTCTCAGAGCCGCTTATCTACCGGGTCTCAGAGCGCCGCTCCTACTTCAAAGACCTCTGGATGCGCCGCCAAGACGATCCGGAGGCCCGCGAGCGCCTCGAAACTCACGGGCGCCAGATGGCCGACCTTCCGAAAGAGAGCCGCGAGTTCGAACTGGACGGCCTTGAATACGAGCGACGGGTCAACCCGAACCTCGAAACGGGTCACGGCTCCGAATTCGCACCTCCGCTCTGGATGAACCAGGAGTTCGCCACCGGCAGGCGCACCGGCACCATCCTGCAAAGGTTGGTCCCGACATTCGACCTTCCCAAAGGCGTCTCATCGGTCAACCTGCCCCGAATCACGACTGGCACCGAGGTCGTTCCCCAGGTCCCGGGAACTGCGGTCAGCGAAACCGAACAGACGACGAAAACGGTCACCTCACAGGCAGTCGTGTTCGCCGGCATGTCCGACTGGAGCATCCAAGCGCTCGAGCAGTCCCCCGCCGGCGCACACCTCGACTGGGCGATCTTCAAGGACCTGACCGAATCCTGCGACGAGCACGTCGAGCGGGCAATGATCGGCGGAACGGGCGAAAACTACCAGTTCTACGGGCTCTACAACATCTCCGAAATCGGGGAAGTGACCTACACGGCCAAAGAACCGACCGGCACCGCGATGGTCCCCTACATCGGCCAGACGATCGCTCAGGTGGGCATCAAACGCAAACGGCCACCGGAAGCCCTGCTGATGAGCACTCCGCGAGCGGCATGGATCTGCACCTCCGAGGACAACGCCAACCGTCCCCTCTCGATCGAAGACTACCCGGGCTCGGACTTCCCCCGCTTCGGCTTCGCAGGCTACGGGGTCTACCTCGATGATGCCGTGCAGAACGTCTACGGCTCCAAAGCAGAACAGGACACGATCATCGCCTGCCGACCCAAGGACATGATCATGCTCGACACCCCAAGCCTCACGATGGTGGCCGAAGACGTGCTCTCGGGGACGATGGAAGTCCGCTTCCAGCTCCACCGCACCGTCGCGGCCCTGCTCGGCAGATACCCCTCGGGGATCGCAAAGCTCGTGGGCACCGGCATGGTGCCGGTCTCGGGGTTCCACTGATGCCCGTCGTAGGCAACAAAACCAACGTCCTCGGGGAACAGAACCCGGGCAAAGTCAAAGTTAAACACTCGGGCTCGACGGTCGTCATCAAAGAAAACCTCAACCGCCTGGGTCTCGAAATCGTCAATGGGGGTGCCAACACGGTCTACCTCTACCCCGGCAAAACGGCGGTGGAAGAAGAAGGCATCACCCTGGCGGCCAACGGGGGGAGCTGGAACGGCCTGATCGGGAACATGCTCTGGACCGGAGAAATCACCGGCATCGCGGCCACGGCCGAAACGACCATTCAGGTGGTGGAGGTCTGATGGCTGTTAGAAACCCCGGTGGCACTCCGGGCAATGAATCCGTCACGACCGCCATGCTGGCGACCGGAGCGGTCACAGAACGCACCATCGCGGCGGCGAACGTCACAGCGCCGAAGCTCAACGCTCCTAACCAGCCAGCAACACCAGCAGGAGAAAACGAAATCGCGGGGGCCTTCAACAGTGCGATACGTTGCAGCATCACGGTCTTGACGGGCAACAACTCCGAAACCAAATTCAAAATCAAACATCTGCTGAACAACACGAGAATCGCTTGTGTGACGGCGCTGAAGATGACGACCAAAGTCGCCACGGAACCCTACCTCGAAGCCGCCGGAGCCGGGAACTACACCTGGAAAATCCTCAGTGCCACAGAAGTCGAAGTCATCTTCGGGACAGCGCCCGGGGCGGCGGCTGAAGTTCTCATCATGATTCTTGGTTAGTAGCACCACCGCGTTGGACCCCGCTCTCTGAGCCGGACACCGCCCGGAATCAACAGAAACCAACCCGACCGGGAGGTCGAACCCATGTCAGAGACAGCCACACCGACGCTCCTGGAGGACCTCCGGGACAAACGATCAACCCTCGCGGGCGAACTCGACACCCTCATTGACGAGCGCGAGTCAGCCATCGCGGAGATCGAGGCGCGCACCGCGGATGCGGATGAGGAGCAGCGCACAGCAGACCAGCAGGCCGCTGACGACTTCAACAGCGCCGTCAAAGCCCTCGAGGCCGACATCGCACCCCTTGACCAGCGCATCGAGCACCAGGAAGACAAAGAGAAGCGGAGGACGAACGCAAACCGAAGCCCGGTCGTGGAGATCACCCACGAACCGTCGGTCTACCGCAAGGACAACGCCTCACAGCTGTCCTACTACAAGGACCTCCTCTGCACGCACTCAGAACTCCGCCACCTGGCACCCCGCGGAGCGGCCGACCGCATCGAGTCCCACCGCAAAGAGTCAGAACTGCGTGGGGAGAAGCGCGAAGCCGAGAACCAGCACAAGGCGGAAGGGAAGATCGAGCAGGCCGAGAAAGAGTTCCGCGCATCCTTCACCGGTCTCTCCGGAAGCCTCAACGAGAACCCCTTCGAGCGTCGTGCCAATCCCTCCAGGGAAACAGGCCACGGCGGCGAATTCGTCCCCCCGTTGTGGCTGGTGGAGGATGACTTCATCCCGGCACTCCGTGCCGCGAGGGTCATCGCCCCGCTGTGCCGCAACCTGCCGGTCCCTCCGGGGACGGACACGATCAAACTCCCGAAGATCAAGCTCGGCACGGAAGTAGCGCCGCAGCTCGCGGATAACGCCGGGGTTGCCTCGAGGGACGTCGAAACCGAATACGTCGAAGCGGCTGTGAAGACGTTGGCGGGCCAGGAGGACGTGGCCATTCAGCTGATCGAGCAGTCGCCGGGACAGGTGTTCGACCGGGTGGTGCAGGAAGACCTCCTGATGGACTACCACCTGAAGCTCGACCGCGAAGTCTCCTTCGGGCAGGGCACGAACTACACGACCCTGAACGCGGGGACGATCCGCGGACTGTTTCCCGGAACGGAATGGGGCGCAGGTTTCCGCACATCGGCAAAGACGCTGGAAGAATTCCCGAGCATCTGGCTCATGGGTCTGAACGCCAACTGGTCGCACATCGCCAAGGAACGGTTCGACGTGCAGAACGTCCACCATGTCATCAACCCGGCGTTCTCGAGCTGCCTCGCCTCGCTGACGGATGGAGCCAAAAGCGAAGCCGGACGTTTGTTCATCAACGCCTCGGATTTCCCGAACTACAACATCTCGGGCGAGATGGCGGCAAACACGGTCGCTGAGGGACACTTCCTTCAGACTCCGCTCGGACCGAACATCTACCACTCGGCCAACATCCCACCGATCCTGCCGCAGGCCAAAACAGAAAAGGGCGAACAGAAATCCATCCTGTTCGCGGCCAACAAAGAACCGAACAAACTCACCACCTCGGGCACGGAAGCCTACAGCTATGGCCTCACGGCCAAGTTCGATGACATCTGGTTCTTCGAGTCGGACCTGAGGACGCGAGTCCTGCCTGAGGTCCTGTCAGGAACGCTCCAGATCCGCTTCCAGGTCTACGCCTACATCAGCCTCTTGGTGCGGTATGGGCCGAGCCTCCAATTCTGCGGTGGCAAATCATGGAAAGTCGCCGGCGGATTCGCGGAAGCACCCGTCGAACCGGCACTCGCCGAATACAAGTTCTAACCAACCTCCCGAAAGGAGAACAGAGCCATGTCAGATCTCGTATCGGGCAGGTACATGCAGCAGAACCCGCAGTGGGGGTTCACCGGACAGACCGCCAACGCCTATCAGTCGGACCTTCCCTGCGTTTGCACCTTGGCGCAGAACGGCAACCCGGCTGTCGGCGCAACCGGCGCGGCGCTGGTCACGAAAGAAGCCATCTTCCAGCCCGTCTTCTTGGGAGAAGGCTACGTCATCAACGAAATCGGGATCGGGGTCACCTCCGAAGCGGTGGAAACGACGGCCCATGCGTGGGTTGCCGTCTACCAGGGCGTCGGTGTCAAGGAAGGCGAAGAACTCAAGTCATCGCTGGTGGGCCAGAGCAAAGACAAAACGGGCTCGGCCTTCGAACCGGGGGCGGAAGGCCCGACGCAGTTCTTCGCTCTGGAAAGCCCGATCGTGGTGTCGCAGTCAAATGCGCCCCATGGTTATGTCTACGTCGCGGTCTACCTCTCGGCGTCCGGCAAAATCGGCAAATTCCTGACCGTGACGACGAATGCCACCAAAGTCCAGAACTACAAAGCCTCCTCGGGGCTGAAAGTCTACCCCTGGATTGCCAACCAGCCCCTGATGGCATTCAAGAGCAAACCGACCACGGATGAAGGAACGGCCGAAGCCAAAATCAAGGAAATCGTGGACGTGACCGTCGCACCGGTCCTTTGGATCAAGTAGAGCGCCAGACCCACGGCCAAGCGGGCTACTGCAAGGCCTGCGAGCAATGGATGCCGGAGGGACCTGACATATGCCTGGGATGGATTCCCGGTGTCTCCCAAGCCTGCTGTGGGCATGGGAAGAGGGTGCCCTTCGTGCATCTGGCCTTTCAGAGTGACGCCCCGGCCGAAAGCCCCCATGTCATCATCGCGGGAGAAGATGCAACGACGTTCTTCGAGCTCGTCAAACGGGGTGAACACGTTGGAGACTACGACCCTCGAGGATGACATGGAGCGGGTAGTCCCCGAGAAGCCACACCCCAAAGGACCCAAGCGATGGTGTGAGCACGGGTTCCACCCCGATAGATGCCTCTCTTGTCAGGAGGAGCGCGAATGGCTGGCTCCCTAACGCTGGGCGGAATGGCCGACGGCCTCCTGATCGGCAACATAGACATCGGACCCCTGACCATCGCGGGCAAACGGGCGATCGGAGAGGTGCTGGAAGTCACCCTCGAAGCCAACGTGGACTACGTGGTCAAGGTCCCAAGCGAAGCTGTGGCCTACGCCCTGACCTTCACCTTCAACACCACCGGAGCGGCAACCGAAGTCAAAGTCGGCTCCAACCTCGTGACCACGGCCAACGGGATGCCACTGGCAGCTCAGGGCTTCTTCGCGGCACCGCTGCTGTCGAGCATCACCGAAGTCAAGTTCAAGGCGGTGAGCCCTCCGAGCGCTTTCCAGCTGGTCTTCGTATGACCTTCGACAAGCATAAGAACTTCGCCATAGGCCAGGTTCTTACGCCCCCCTCACCGGCCACCTCAGGCACCTCTCTGACCCTCGAAACCGGTCAGGGTGCCCTGATGCCCGAAGCCCCCTTCAACGCCGTCTGCTGGCCCCCAAACGAAAAGCCGCTCTCGACCAACGCGGAGGTCGTGCGGGTCACGCACATCGCCACAGACATGCTGACGATCGAACGCAAACAGGAGGGCTCGACAGCCCAGTCGATCGCAAGGAACTATCAGTTCTCGGACGCGATCACGGCCAAAGACATAACGGCCATCGAGGAACTGGTCAACGCAGCTCAGCTTGTTGTCAACGTCAAGGAATTCGGAGCCACGGGCAACGGCTCGACAGACGACACGAAAGCCATCGAAGAAGCGATTGCCTCGATCCAATTGCTCGCGGGCACCGTCTACTTTCCGCGCGGCACCTACCTGATCAAAAAAACGCTGTCGATCGCGGGCGGCACGAGACTGGTCGGTGCGGGCTGGGGGTCGAAGATCATCGCGGGGTCCGGGATCGGCTCAGAAAAACCGATGATTCAGATGGAAAGAGGTCCCTCACCGTTCCTGCCGGGCCGCGACGGAGGCGGCTCCCCGCCGAAACCTGGCGAAGGCGGTGATGTCGGCATCGGGATCGAACACCTCACCATCGACGGTGGTGGCGTCAGCAACGGACGCTGGGGCATCCTCTTCTGCCCGAACACCCCGGAATACCCCGTCACCGTACGCGGCTGTGTCATCAACGACTGCAACATCCAGAACTGCCATATCGGCATCCGCCACGTCAACGACCAGGGCCTGAAGGTCCACAGCACGTACCTCCAGTTCAACGATATCGGTGCCTACGCGACCGACAACTCGCAGCTCGCGTCCTACGACTTTTGCCAGTTCCGCAACAACAACACGGTCGGGACACTCCTTGAGTCAAGCTCAACTTACGGCGCGGGACAGACCGATGTCATCTACGGATTCCTGTTCACCCGATGCAGTTGGGAAAACAACGTCGGCAAGGCCATCATCCTCGACGGCGCTGAGGAGACGACGTTCAACGCCTGCAAGTGGGAGGCCAACGAAGGCGACTACCTGACCCAGCAGCAGATCAACGGCATCGACCACCCGAGCGAACCATGCGGCGGGATGATACTGATAAACCCGATATTTGAGGGCACGGAAGCGGGCCACTTCCAGCTCAAGACGACAGCGGGATCGGGCCTGCTGATAATCGGCGGTCGCTTCCGCGCCAGCTCAGGCGAAGGTGTGAGCTTCTGGGCGGGCGACTCGGTGCTCACCATCGGGGCGCTCATCGAATCGACCATCACCGATCCCGGCCACGTCCACCACGCGCTGGGAGGAGCGCCCACCGCACAGGAATTCCGGGAAAAAGAAGGAACGCTCCTCTACAAGACCCTGACGCTCGAACACTCTCCGCTGTCTTACTGGCGGATGGACAAAACCACGAGCGCTGAAGACCTCGGTTCCGTCAAACTCAACGGCACGCTCCACGGCTCAATCCCTTTGCAGGGCGGCGCTCTGCGGCCTGGTGCCGACTTCGACCCGGCCAACAAGTTCACGAAGAACAACGCCAACTACTTCTCGCTTGAAGCCAACGCGGGTCTGAACCTGACGAAAGCGCTCACGGTCGAGGCGTGGATCTACCCAACCGTGGCGGCAGAAAATGGCGTGGGCGCCACGATCTTCGAGAAGACGGTCGGCGGCAACACGCACACGGCTTACGCGCTCTGCAACGACGAAGGCAAAATTCGAGGGGAGCTGGTCAAGGAAGGCACCCCCAACTACGCCATCGCCGTCAAACAGATGTCGCTAAACGTCTGGCACCACGTAGCGATGACATACGACGGCACCACGCTCCGCGTCTACGAAGATGCGGTGGAAGTTGCCAAAGCGACAGTTGCTGAACCGATCCACGGAGGCTCCGGCGAATCCATCATTGGGGCAGCGCAGCCGGGAGCGCCCGAACGATACAACCCCTTCGGCGGGGGTATTGACGAGGTCGCCGTCTTCGGCACGGCGCTCTCCGCGACTGTGATCCGCGAAAAACACGAAGCGGGCCTAGGCTTGCTGGAACCCGCGACCGAAGTCCTGCCAGCTGTCTACATTCCCTATCCAGCTGGCTACAGCCCTGAAGAAATCACCGAACCGGCGGCTTTCGCAGCAGGTACTCATGGCTTCAACACCGAAGCCGAAGCGAAAGCGATGCGGGAAGATCTGGCCAAAGTCATCGCCGCCGGCAAAGTATTGGCGCTGTGGAAATAGATGTTCGGAGGCGTCTACTTCGGACAGAGCTACTTCGGAGGCGCTGGGGCCGAAGAACTGATCGGCCCGATGTTCCCGGGCTTGGTCAGACCCTCAGAGCAGACGGGGCTATCGACTCCGGCGAGCATTATGGGACTGTCCAGTCCAGGAATGGAGTTCGCCGTGACCGAATACGTGACCGTACTGACAACCAGCCAAACTTGGAACAAGCCTGCGGCGACTGCGGCATTCATAGTCGTCGCAATCGGTGGTGGTGGAGGAGGAGGATCGGGTTGTCACAAGGAACCCGGAAGAACTGGTGCTGGCGGTGGCGGTGGCGGCGGTGGTGCGGTTAGCTTTGCTTTCCTTCCCGCATCAGCTCTTCCCTCTGAGGTAACGGTCACCGTAGGTAAAGGCGGCACCGGGGCTAAAGGCCCTTCTACCGAGGAAATAAACGGAACGAACGGAGAAGCGGGAGGAGCATCATCGTTTGGCTCTCTGCTCATCGCTAATGGAGGCGGTGGAGGGGAAGGAGCACCCACTGACGACGCTGGACCCGGGGGAGCCGGAGGACTCGGTATGTTCTCAGGCGGCATAGGCGGTGCTGGTGAGCGCGACGAATCAGGACTGATTGGTGCGATTGCGGTTGCGGCCGGTGGTGGAGGCGGAGGTGGAGGCGTAGAACCATCGCAAGTACACGTTGGCGGTAACGGCGGCATATCGGCTTCCGGCTCGGCAACTGCCGCTCTTGGCGGCGGCGCAAACACACAAGGGGAAAACGCAGTTAGCGCAAGCCTGTCACAAGCGGGCGGTGGAGGCGGCGGGGGAGGCGGCTCCGAAACCAAAGCTGGCGGAAGCGGCGGTAATGGCGCTGCTTCAGGAGGAGGCGGAGGCGGAGGGGGTGCTACAAGCGCTCTAGGCGAATCGTCAGGCAACGGTGGCAACGGCGGTGCTGGAGCCGTAATCATCTTTTCAACATGACCCGACTCGTCGCTACCCGGCTGCATACCCGTCGATATGAAATATGGCGTCCCAGCTGATGCCTGACTTCACGATCAAGGAAGGCGAGACGCTCCCGGTCTTCACCGACACCCTGACCTACTCCAACGGCAAACCCGCCGAACCGGAATCGGTCGAATTTCAGATGCGGGCTCCGACTGCTACCGAAGCGCTGACCCTGAGCGGCACCTCGTCGGTCGTGACTAAAGCCGAAGGCAAGGTCGCCTTCGCCGCGTCGGGAGCGGACACCAAAGGCAAGGCTGGCAACTACATCGCCAACTGGAAGGCCAAAATTGAAGGCAAACCGATGACCTTCCCCACCACGGGCTATCTGTGGGTGGAAGTCCAGCCCAGCCTCGGGGTCAAGGCCGAAGCACAGCTCGTGGGACTCCCCGAAGTCCACGAACATCTCCAGATCCCCGCCAACGACCGCATCCACGACGGGACGCTCGAGCGCTACATCAAGGCCTGCAAACCCCTCATCGAAAACCTCACCGGCCCGATAGCCATTCAGGTCCACGACGAGTGGTACGAAGGTGGCCATACGACTCTAGGACTGCGCCACAAGCCGAGCTATGGTTATGGGACCAACCCCTACCTGTTCCTCATGGCTGTCTCGGAGTACAGAGGACCCATCGAGTACAACCTGAGCGTCGTCGGAACCCCCACGCAGGGCTCTGTCTACTCAACGATGGCGAACAACGAACTCGGCTACATCGCCCGCAGGACGTCAGGGGGCGGCACCTACACCTTCTGGAGAGACCCCCACCACCCCCAGCAGAGCATCCATGTCGTCTACGCGGCCGGACAGGAAACGGTGCCGGAAAACGTAGCCTTCGCCGCCCTGGAGACCATCCGCTGGTGGTACCAGACACCAGAGGCCGTCGGCAAGGGAAGCCTCACAAGAGCCGATGAGGAACCAATCCGCCCGATGGTCGCCCTTCCATATCACGTCATAGCCATGCTGGAGCCCATGAGACGCCATCCGAGCTTCGCCTGATGCAGTTGTTGATCTCAGCCGACGACACCGGGAAACGGGCTGCAAAGCGCTTCGAACGCCTCGAGAAGAACATGGGCGACACCCGACCGATGTTCGAGGAGATCGCAGCGCTCGTAGCCGAGAAGGGCAAGGCGCGATTTCGCTCGGTGAAGCTCCAGCCCTCCACGATCGAATGGAAGGCCAAGTACGGTCAGTCCTCTGAACCCCTGGTCGAATCAGGGCGGATGCGCGACGAACTCACGACCGCCAAAGGGATCAAGATGATCTCCTCAACGGAACTGAGGTTCGGCTCGAGCTCGCCGGCCACTGGAGAGGGACGCGGACGGGCCATCCCTGCCGCCAAGGCCGCCCTGATCGAGAAAGGCACCAAACACCAGAAGAAACACCTGATCCTCAGGCCCACCCCAACGACCCGGGTGGCGATAGCCGAGCTCGTCAAAGAGAAACTGTTCAAGGAGTAGCCCGTGACCGAATCGCTCTTTGGCCCCATCTACGCCACATGGGACATCGAGCAGGCGGTCACCGAAAAACTGCGGCTCTGGATTCCCGAATACCTCGCCGAGATCGAGCGCAAACGGGGACTGCACAAGCGCGTGATCCCGAGACCGCCGGCGCCCGAGAGCATCCACGGAGGGCTTGACGCCGAAACGTGGGACCAGGCCGACTGCCCCGAGGTCATCGTGATCGTT